ATTAAGTTCGAAAAGAACACCATACTAATAGAACGGCGGTATAATGATACCACATCGTAATGATAACCCATTGAATAACCTATACATTTTTCTGCGGCCTGGAACACTGTTCTAAAGGGGGGTAGAAGGGGGTTCTAGAACGTTATTCTACGAGCGAAGCGATACTTCCCTACGGTTTCTACAAGAAAATATCAGGTTTTCAGGAGTCAAAATCACCAAGAGGTGTGTTTCGTAAGAAGCAAGTAAATTTTTTTAGAAAAATAATGCATTTTGTGTAAAATAGTTCTTGACATCCTTCTAGAATAATGGTATAATTACCTATAAGAAAAAGACAAGAACAAACTTAAGTGCCCACTATAGGGATTAAGTGTATCTAATCTTTCAAGTGTACACTTAGCATACACATTCAATCTTACAAGTTAAAGATAATCCTTACGACTCAGTTATCTTGTAGTATACACTTAGTATATATTTTGTGTTTTGTCTCAAACACGTAGTGTTGTGTCTTTCAACCAAGAAGCGAAGCGTCCCGAAGGGTCTTGGTTGTGATTTTATTTTTAAGGATAATTGTATGTATCGTGGTAATAAATTTAAGAATGCCGTTGGTGCACACCTTTTAAAGGCATTATTCTATGAAATGGCTGTTGACTTCGAGCGGCCCGATGTTCTGTATACGTTGAAGCAGGAAGATACTGCCGATGTTCAGGACAGTTCCAAGGTTTACTTGTCTCTCCACAGGCTTTATGTCGAAATGGAAGATGCTAGTGAGTATGAGTTTGCAAAGAAATACTTTGATAACTGGTCTCACTGGAAGAAACTTATTGAGTGTAATTGGTTTAAACCGTACCTTGCCGAAATGCGAGAAGAGCTAGATGTCAAATTGAAAGCACGTGCTCTTAATAGTCTTCGGAAAGTGGCTACCGATAAGCTCAATAAGAATCATTACATGGCCAATAAGTTCATTATTGATCATGGTCTTGGCGTGAAGAATGACAATAGAGGTCGTCCTTCCAAGGAAAAGATCAAGGCAGAAGCCGATAAGATGTTTACTGCCAAAGCAGAGATTGATGAAGATTATGCCCGCATTAGCAACCCGATTAACTAGACAATTAGCCTCTAAAGGGGTTAAAGGAGCCAAGTCAATGGCTTATGCTTTGCTTAAGAAGCAAGGAAACATGAATGCCTCAGGGAAGCTCACCAGCAAGGGTAAGAAGCGTCAGGCTATGGGTGCAGCGGGTAGGGCTAAAGACCGGGCTGCCAAGGCTTCTGGAAAATCTGTAAAGGCATATAAGTATAACAAGAAGACTAATAGGGCAACTTTAAAGTAATGTTAACACCCAAGCAGTTAGAAATCAGGAAAGCGGCAGAGGATAGTCTGGAGACTTTTATCCGACTTATTCATCCTCAGCGTGTCTTAGGAACGGTTCACATTGATCTAATCAATTGGTGGACACGTCAAGATGCAAAGCCACATCAGCTTGTCTTGCTTCCCCGAGATCATGGTAAGAGCGCAATGGTTGCCTACCGAGTTGCTTGGGAGATTACTAAGAACCCAACTCTTCGTGTCTTGTATATTTCCAGTACGGCTAACCTTGCCGAGAAGCAGTTAAAGTTTATCAAGGATATTCTTACTTCTAAGATTTATACTCGTTACTGGCCAGAAATGGTAAATGAAGACGAAGGTAAACGAGAGAAATGGACTAACAGTGAAATCAGTGTCGATCACCCCTTACGTGCTGCCGAAGCCGTTCGTGATCCTACGATCTTTACTGCCGGTCTTACTACTGGTATTGTTGGCCTTCACTGTGATATTGCAGTCCTTGATGACGTTGTTGTTGGAGAGAATGCCTATAGTGAAGATGGACGAACTAAGGTACAGACTCAGTATTCATATCTTGCGTCTATCGAAGGTAGTGATGCTCGCGAATGGGCAGTAGGGACCCGGTATCACCCCCTCGATCTTTATCACGATATGATTGAGACAGTGGCCGATGATTATAATGATCTTGGAGAAGCAATCGATGGAAGTCAGACTCACATCTATGAAGTCTTTGAACGAGTTGTTGAAGACCTTGGAGACGGTACTGGTCAATTCCTATGGCCTCGACAGCAGCGAAGTGATGGTAAATGGTTTGGGTTCGACGCTCGAATTCTTGCTACCAAACGGGCTAAGTATCTCGATAAAACCCAGTTTCGTGCCCAGTACTACAACGATCCCAACGACTTGGCAACCGCTGACATCAGTCGCGACACATTCCAATATTACGACAAGTCAAACCTTCGCGTACAAGCCGGTTCCGTTTACATGTCCGGACGTCGCCTCAATGTCTTCGCAGCCGTTGATTTCGCATATAGCTTAAACGATAAAGCCGATTATACTGCAATTGTTGTTGTTGGTGTCGATAGTCACAATAGTTATTTCATTCTCGACATCGCCCGTTTTAAAACGGATAGGGTTAAAGAGTACTTTGACCAGATTATGCGTCTCCACCAGATTTGGGGGTTTCGTAAGATACTGGCAGAAGTCACCGCAGCACAGAGTGTGATTGTTAAGGATATCAAAGAAAATTACATTCGTCCGTATGGGTTGGCATTGTCAGTAATTGATAATCGTCCTACTCAAAAGAAGGAAGAGCGTATCCGGGCAGCCCTTGCCCCTCGTTATGAGAATCGCCAGATTTATCATTATCGTGGTGGTAACTGTGAAATTCTAGAGAACGAACTTGTTCTTCAGAATCCTCCGCACGATGATATTAAAGACTGTCTTGCTGCTGTAATTACTATTTGTCAGCCCCCAACATTTGAAGGGGCACCAACGAGTTCATTTAGAAACAATCTTGTTCACGGAAGGTTTGGAGGTATAAGTGGCTGATTTTTCATATACTAACAACCTTTTTGACAAGGGTGCAGCTAATCCGCGTGATAAGGTAAATCCTCATTACAGTGATAAATTCCAACAGCATTTTCTTGATCCTAATGCACAGGTTTCTAATAACATAGAAAACCGTAATCGGACAAGTCCTGATGAACGTCAAGTCTATTCAGATGAATACATTAAAAATCTTTTAGATATTCTGAATACATACTATACTGTTCCGGCTGTTCCACTTCCTCGACCTCGACCCGATCCTAGTCTTCAACAGGGTTTGAATGAGGATGTCAGAGCTTTTCAATATGCAAAAGATATGGCTGGGAGCACATATGATAATTCTCAAAATCTAGCTGTAACTCCAACTTCTAATAGTTTGGCAAGAAAAGCTAATAGTGCTTATTGGAACTTTGAACCAAAGCCTACCTTCTTTTCTAAAAATGTTGATCAGTACTTAAACGCTGGTCAGTTCTTGATTGATTCGTTTAAACGTGCAAGAACTGTTGGATTTCCAATTCATCCCTTAGAGCCTGTTTTACATGGGCTTTCAACTACTTCATTTACAATAGGTAAATAATGGCTAAAACTCTAGATATTCAAGAAGTAATTAATCCGGATGATATCGGAGATCAGATTGCTAATTACTGGACTACTTGGGATGGTTCACGAACAAATTGGAGAAATGAAATCCAAGAGATTCGACAATACATCTTTGCTACAGATACCCGTAGTACCAGTAATAACAAACTTCCTTGGTCTAACAAGACTACGATCCCAAAGCTTTGTCAGATTAGAGATAATCTTTTAGCAAACTATGAAGCCACAATGTTTCCTAAACGTAAATGGCTTGAGTGGGAAGCAGATACAAAGAACGATAATAATGCTGAAAAGACTCGTAACATCCGAAACTACATGCTTTGGAATGTTGAACAGTTGTCTTTCAAAGAGACAATAAAGCTTCTTCTTCAGGATTACATTGACACTGGTAACTGCTTTGTTATGCCCGAATGGGTTGATCTTAGCACTTCTATCAATGGTGAAGTCAAGTCAGGTTTCAGTGGCGCACGTCCTGTGCGTATTGATCCACTCAACATTGTCTTTGATCCAACGGCAGCCCGATTCTCTGAAGCTCCTAAAATTGTTCGATCTATGATGACAATTGGTCAGGCAAAAGAAGTAATCGAACGAATGATTACGACTGAACCTGAAAAGAGCATTGCAGATGAAGTTTGGAAGCAATGTATGAAGGTGCGAAACTCTGCTCAATCATTACAGGCAGCAGACTTTGCCCAGTTGGGTATGCAGTATTCAATGGATGGTTTTTCTAATTACCATGCTTACTTGTCTTCCAACTACGTTGAACTGTTAACATTCTATGGTGATCTTTACGATACATCTTCGGACACTCTTTACAAGAATCATATGATCGTTGTTATGGATCGTTGTCATGTTATCTTTAAAGCACCGCATCCATATCCCCTAGCCGAGATTCCAATCTACCGTGGTGGTTGGCGCGAACGACAGAATAACCTGTGGGCTATGTCCCCGCTGGCTAATTTGGTTGGTATGCAGTACCGACTCGATCATATTGAGAATCTTAAGGCAGACTTATTTGACCTCACCGCATTCCCTCCTGTAAAGATTAAAGGTCTTGTTCAGGATTTTGAATGGGGTCCAATGGAAAAAATTCATACTGATAGTGACGGTGATGTCGAGTTAATGACTCCAGAACTGAACACTACCATGATTGATCTACAGATTAATCGGTATGAAACACTTATGGAAGAAATGGCTGGTAGTCCTAAGGAAGCTATGGGTTTCCGTACTCCCGGTGAAAAGACTGCCTACGAAGTCCAGCGCCTTGAAAATGCTGCGTCTCGTATCTTCCAGAATAAAGTAAGTCAGTTTGAAGAGACTGTTCTTGAGCCTCTTCTTAATTCGATGCTTGTCTATGCAAAGCAGCATCTAACGCCTACCACTATCCGTATTATTGATAGTGTCTATAACTCAGTTGACTTTAGTACTATTCAGGCTTCTGACCTTAGTGCTAATGGACGACTTAAGCCAATTGGTGCACGTGTCTTTGCCGAAAAGGCAGAACGTATCCAGAATATCAATAACTTTGCTCAAAGTGGTTTGTATCAGGACCCTGAAATCAAAATGCACTTTAGCTCAGTTAAGATTGCTAAAATGGTAGAGCAGGACCTTGATTTGGAAGAGTATGAATTGGTGACCCCATTTGTACGTCTTGCCGAACAGGCTGATGCTCAGAACTCACAGAATGCCCATCAGGAACAGGTTATGAGTAATCAGGCTGCTCCGGCTGGCATTGCACAGGGAGACGCCAGTGGCCCGATTGGACAGTAGGTGGTTACAAAGTATTCCCGTTGAAGACAAAGAAAATCTTGAACGGGCTATTAGAACGAGTGGCCTAGTCTTAGGTAGATTACGAAGTATTCTTGACGAAGAATATGAAAAGATCGAACGCTCTGAAGAAGTGGAAAGCCAGTTTGAAAACCCCAACTGGTCTTTCTTAATGGCGTACAAGATGGGCCAGCGTGCCGAACTTAAACGCATACTCGCACTATTACAATTTTTGAAGGAATAGAATGACCGATTCTAATACTGATCCGTTCGCTCAGACCCAAGAGCCGAACTACTTGGCCGAACTTGTTGGCGAAGGTAAGAAGTTTAAGACTGTTGATGATCTTGCTAAAGGCAAGTGGAATTCAGACAGTATGATTGAAACCCTCAAGGCAGAAATTGCCACCCTCAAGACTCAGGCCGCTTCTGGAGCTAACGTTGATACTCTTCTTGCTGAAATCAGGAAGATCAATGGTAATAAGGAAGGTACTGATCCCGGCAGTGGACAACCCCCTGTGACTGAACAGACCAATACTAATCCAGTTAATATTGAGGAAGTTGTCCTCAACACTCTCAAGAAAACCGAAGCCGAAAGGCTCACTAAGACTAATCGAGATACTGTTATTGCTAAGATGAATGAAGTTTGGGGTAAGGATTCTCCTACTAAGCTTCAAGAAGTTGCAGCACAACTCAATGTCTCGACGGAATACCTTCGTGGTGTTGCTGATCAGAGTCCTAGTGTGTTTTTCCAACTTACTGGTCTTAATCAGACTCGTGTTGTCCCCTCGGGAACTACGGTGCCAACCAGCACTGTCCGTCCGGGCATCAACGGTGCTAAAGACCGTACGATGGCTTTCTACCGAGAGCTAAAGAAAACCAATCCGTCTCAGTACAAGTCGACCGAAATTCAGGTACAGATGCATAACGATGCAATTCGACTTGGTGAGGCATTCTTTGATTAACGGAGAAAGATAAATGTCTTTTAGTACTACTACGACTCAGTATCTTATTCGTTCCAATCTCTGGTCCACGCAGATCAAGGAAATGTTCCTTGAAGACCTCGTGGCCATGAAGTGGGTCGAACTGATTACTGATCAACTGCCTGATGGCGATACGCTCAACATTCCGAGCATCGGTCAGGCTGACGTTCAGGATTACGCTGAAGGTCGCCCGGTCGTCTACACGTCCTTCGATACTGGTAACTTTACTTTTACCATTTCGCAGTACAAGCAGACTGGCCTCTACATTACTAACAAAATGAAGCAGGACTCTTACCTGTTCAACCAGCTTGCGGCAACGTTTGCTCCCCGTATGTATCGCGCCCTCGCGAAGCAGATGGAAGTGGATGCTCTTAAGGTTGGTCCGGACGGTCAGACTTCTGGTAACGTGAATGCTATTAACGGTGCAAACCACCGTTTCATCGGTTCGGGTACTAACGAAACGATTGCTATCAAGGACTTTGCTCTGGCTAAGTACGCGCTCGAAATGGCTGCTGCTCCCATGACCAACCTTGTAGCCATCGTCGATCCTTCGGTCGAGTATACCCTGAAGACGCAGTCCAACCTTGTTGCCCTTGATAACAACAAGGCGTGGGAAGGCATCATGCGTACCGATCTTATTACTGGCTCGAAGTTTGCCTTCAATATTCTTGGTTGGGACGTTTACACGTCGCTCAACCTGAAGAAGAGTGTGAACGAAACAACTGGTGGTAAGACTTCGGGTGCCGGTGTGGCTAACCTGTTCTTCAGTGCGTCGCCCGATGCTAAGCCGTATATTGCGGCTGTCCGTCAGGAACCGAATGTTGAATCTGAGTATAATAAGGACTTCCAGCGTGAAGAGTATGTGGCTACTAGCCGCTACGGCTTTGGTCTGTATCGTCCCGAATCTCAGATCGTCATTATCACTGATACCGATCAGGTTTCTTAATTTAGGAGATTGAATAAATGGGTCAGTGGATTAATTCTGACGGTCTTGTGATTCGTCTTGGCACTACGGAAGCGGAAGTTACCCGTGGTGGTGAACTTAATACTTTTGGTGATCGTACTTGGGAGTTCGTTATCGATCTCGCCAATCTCGGTTCGGCAAGTGCTGTTCTTGAAGACACTCAGGATATCGTATTCCCTTCGGGTTTTATGTTTACCGAAGTTGAAATTATCAATGAAACTGCGGCTACCTCCGGTGGTTCAGCTACTCTGAATCTCGGTCTTATTCGTCAGGACCTTAGCACGACTTACGATGCTGATGGTCTTGTTGCAGCCGCCGCGCTTTCGACTTTTGATGCTGTTGGTGAAACCTCCGTTCTTAGGGTTGGTTCCTCGGGTGCTGGTGCATTCCTTGGTGTTCCCCTTACGTATGCAGGTTACCTTGTGGCTGACTATGATACTGCTGCCTTTACGGCGGGTCGTATCCGTGTTCGTGTCAAGGGTTACGTTAAGCGTCCTAGCGCGTCTAACTAACTTTAACTGGGGAGAGTCTACGGGTTCTCCCCTTTTTCTTAAAAGGAAACAAAATGGCTTCAACTGATCGTTTTGGTGATACTGGTAATAACTTGACGGCTCCTGGTAGTGGTCATTTTGCTATTACGCCCTCAGATAGTACTGATTTTACTTGGACTGTTCGAGGTATTTACGTTGGTGTTGGTGGCGATATCGTAATCGTTGCTAAAGAAGGTGGTGCAGTTACCTATAAGAATGCTGTGGCAGGGTCTATTATTCCTGTTCGAGCGACTAGGGTTAATTCTACTAGTACTACTGCAACTAATTTGGTGGGAATTTACTAAATGAGTTTCTCTGATCTTGGGATTGGAATTGGACCGACCTTTGGACAGGGCGTAGGGGGCGACCCCGTTCTTGCTGCCTTTGCTGATGGCACGGATGGGTTCTATTTCGACTTCAGCAAGACGGACCGACTGTTTCAAAATCTGACTGGATCGGCGGTCGCGAGCGCAGGCGACAACATCTATCTTGGTTTGGAGGGGCATAGCTGGGGTGGAAGGACGCTCGCGTCTGAACTCACCGCACTCACCAACATAATCACGAACGGCGACAATGAGTCAGCCCTGTTCACGAGCGCATATGGTGCGGTAGGGGCCATCAGCGGCACCGTGGCGCAGAGCGCGGATTTTGCCTATGGCGGGACGAAATCCGCCAAATTTCTCTGCAACACCGCATCTTCGGTGGCGCACTACATCACGGCGGGTCTCGTTCCGGCAAACACCGCCATCTATATCCGAGGCAAGGTCTATGTGCCGACCGGATCGCTGGCAACGTTCAAGGCCGTGGACATCAATGACGGGTCTTGGATTCCGTCGATAACGGCGGCCAAGGATCAGTGGGTATCGTTCGTGGCGACACGCGCGGCGAAGGCGACTGCGTGGAACCTCGCCTTCGGCAATAATGATAGCGAGAGCATCAACACCAAGGCGTTTTATATCGATGAACTCGAAATCTATGCGGTTCCCGGCAACCACGGCCTGCAAGCCACAACCTCGTTCCAGCCCAAGTGGCAGACAGGCGGGCTGGCTCGGTTCGATGGGTGGGATGACGTGTTAAACACGCCCGTCACGCCATCAAACACCGCCATGACACTAATGGCGAAGGTCAAGCTCAATTCTTTTATCGCAAATCGCATCGCTATCGGCTCAAATGTTGCGCTCACGTCGCGGTGTTTTCTTGGCGCCGGTACTGACGGGACTATCGTCGCAGGCGTCGGGACCGATAGCGTCAGCACGATCAAGGGCTCAGTAAATCGAAACGGCACTGTGTGCGTCATCGGCTTGGTCGTTGGTGCCGGGGTAACGCTCTACGAGCAAGGCGTCGCGACGTACAGTGGTGACAAGAACGGCTCGATGAATACGACGCAAGGGCTGAGCGTCGGAGCCAACAACATGGATGGCACAAACGGGCTATTCTTCGGAGACGACATCTACTTTGCACTGGCGATCAAGAAGGCGCTCACCGCAGCGCAGATCGCCGCCATCACCAACAAGTGGGGAACATTATGACCGTAAACATCATCGCGATTGGCAAGCTCGCCGCCGTCACGAACATCAATCTGGTGCTCGAAGCAATGGGGCGCGGCCCTGGCAACCTTAGTCGTCCGGCAACGAGCACGCCAAACCCGACCTGGGATACAGCGCCGACGCACAAGTACATGTCCGATCAGGGCGTGACGAGTGAGTTTGCAGCCATCCTGCATGGGTTCGCCAATGGCGATCTGCCACCGCTGCCGGAGGGCGTTGTCTGGGGTGAAAACGGCATCATCAGCGCCGCCGACGCACTGGACGCGATCAGTGTAGCGAACTTCGCCTTCGCGTCGTTCAATGAGGCATTCACACCCGGCGAGCAGGTACAGGCCGCGCTTGATGCGCTTGGGCTCGTAAAGGTTCCCGATCCGCCGCTCTGATATCCCACGCCCTAAACCAAAGTGCACTTAAATTATTAATTTTAGGATTTTAAATGGCTAAACTTACAACGACTGACATTACAAACATTACTGGCGCTGAAGAGACAGCCATTGCCACTATTAATGCAAACTTTGCCTTGGTAGAAACTGCTTTGGAAAATACTCTTAGTCGTGATGGGACAACCCCTAATACTCTTTCGGCGGACTTAGATGTTAATAGCAAAAATCTTCTTAACGTCAATAACATCGATGCTGTTACTGTTACTATCGGTGGCAATCCTATTACTACTGCTGGCTTTGCTAAAGGTGATGCTGCTACTGTAACAGTTGGTACAGTTACTACTGGTGCCGCTGGTTCTAATGCAATTGTTACTAACTCTGGTACTTCGAATGCCGCTGTCTTGAATTTTACCATTCCTCGTGGTAATACTGGTGCATCGGGTGCTGGTACTGGTGATATGCTTGCCGCTAATAATCTTAGTGATCTAGCAAACAAGCCAACTGCTTTTTCTAATATTAAACAGGCAGCTACTACTGCGGCTACTGGTGTTGTTCAGATTGCAACTAATGCTGAAGCATTAACTGGTACTGATACTGCTAAGGTTATTACTCCTGATGATCTTAAGTATACGTTAACTAATACATATGCTACTGCAACTACGTTCCGAAACAATACTGCTGGTAAGATTCTTACTACGGATTCTGTTTCTGGTGCGATGGCTGAAGTAACTCTTACTGATGCTGCTACTATTGCATGGGATATGAGTACAGGTATTGACTTTACTGTTACTCTTGGTGGTAATCGTACTCTTGGTAATCCTACTAATACTGTAGTTGGTAGGCGTGGGCGTATCCGTGTTGTTCAGGATGCTACTGGTTCTCGAACTTTAACTAAATCTAGTAACCATAAGACTGCTGGTGGTGCTGCAATTACTCTTAGTACTGCTGCAAACTCTGTTGATTACATTGATTACGATTGTCGTAGTTCTACTGATATTCGACTTTCTGTTAGTAAGGCATGGGCGTAATGGTTCCGGGTACATATACTTCAATTACAACTTCTGCTGCTAATGGTATCCAATACGTAGGTGCTGGTACAGTAAATGGTGTCGATGGTGGAGTCAATTCGACTATTACTTGGACTTATCCATCTGATGTACAAACTAATGACGTCTTAGTTCTAATTGCACACGAAGATGATACTGGTGCTCACGCATCTTGGCCTCCTGCCGGTTGGACAAATATTTATACTGCAACTACTGGCAGCATGGGCTTTTGGTTACGAGTTGCATACTTAGTTTATTCTAGTGGTTCTAGTGTAACAATCAATACAAATGGTTGCGATCACATCTTTGGCTGTATTACGGCTTGGCGCGGTGTTAATACCTCTAGTGTTTTAGATGGATCAATGACTACTAAATTAGACAAGACTTACCCTAGTCCAAATGTTTTTAACTTTTCTAATGTAACTACTACACAAGCAAATTCTTTTGTCTTTAACGTTGTTGGTCACGATATTGATACCAGTACAGCCAGTGTTCACTGGGATACTAATACAAGTTTAACAAATCCAGTGGAATACTACGATATTAGTACACAGCTTGGTTGGAACGGTGGCTACTCTTTGTATGGTGGTATCAAATCTACAGCAGGTACAGTAAACAATGCTACTGGATACGTAAAGGCTTCTTCCTATAAACGAATTGTTGCTTGGGCATTTAAGGCAGCTTAAAATGACTGTAAACGGATGCACATTTTACTTTGATGGTACATGGAAATCTTGTTGTGATGCACATGATATTGCTTTTACAACTGGTGGCAATCTAATCGATCTACTCCATGCAAATTGGTCTTTGGTTACTTGTGTATCCCAATTAGACTTGATGAATGGTATTATCATTGGAATTGGTGTTTCAGTAGGTGGATGGTTTGTCTGGCCTTGGGCCAAACTAAAGTACAAAAGTTTCTATAACTTAATTACAGGAAAAGACTTTGACAAATAAACCTTGGTTAGACGAAGCTATGCGTCTAGAGAAAAAGGGTATCGTAGAAATTCCCGGTGCAGGGAATAATCCGGATATCATGTACATGGCAAAGACTTTAGGTGTATGGTATCCAAATGATGAGACTGCTTGGTGTGGTTTATATGTTGCATACTGTACTCGAATGCTAAAAGATAAACAACCTACTAATATTCTAGGTGCTAAGAATTGGAGAACATATGGAACCGAAGTTCAACCCAAAGCACTCTCTACAGGGGATATTCTCGTCTTTTGGCGAGGCACTCCGAAAGGGCCCAATGGGCACGTCGGCTTCTACATTGAAGAAACCCCTACTGCCTACAAAGTCCTCGGTGGAAACCAAGGTAACCAAGTCAGTTACGCTTGGATCGCAAAATCCCGACTCGTCTCTGCCCGCCGCCCCAGTGGCTACGCAGGCACCGGACCTGTCATTTCAAAACCTAGCGCCGTTGGCGCTCTATCTACTAACGAAAGGTAAAGTAAACATGATTAATAGTGATCAGGTTATGTCGCTTGTACGTACTGCTGCCAAGGTCCTCTCGGGTGTCCTTATTGCCAAAGGTATTGGTGACGCAAGTGCTTGGGAACTAGTTATCTCTGGTGCTTTTGCTGCTTATGGTATTATTGGGTCTGTACTCGTCCATAAGAAAGCGTAAAAGTGTTTGACTGGTGGGACAAGGTTGATGCCGCCATCAGTACGATAATTTCTACTGTTATAGCTGGTTTAATATCAGCGATTGTGTGGATGGTCCGGATTATGTTTACTAATCAAGAGCGGATTGACATATTAGAACAAGAAGTAAGACTTCGTACAGATGCCAGAACAACCCAGGATGAGGAAGTCAAATTACAACTCGCTGAAATTAAAGACAACATTAAAATGCTAACGGAGTCTCTTCTTAAATGAGATATACCCTTATTGAACTTGTCCAGCGTATTTTAGAATCGATGGATAGTGATGAAGTATCTGATATCAGTGGGACTCCGGAAAGCCTTGCTGTCGCAAACATCATTAAAGAGTGTTACTACAACATTATTTCTAGTTTAGATCTTCCAGAACACAAAGGTATCTTTCAATTAGATGCTTCTGGAGATAGTTCTAAACCTGTACAGATGACGCTGCCTAGTAATGCTCTTGATGTCTTGACACTACAGTATAACACAAATACTGTTGCTGATCCTACTTGGTATCCTTTGGAATACAAAGCTCTTGAAGAGTTTATTCCAATCATTGCTTCTAACGACACTTCCGATACAAATGTTGGGTCTATGACAAACACAATCAATGGCGGATCGTTTACATTTAAGTATCGTAAAGATCGAGCACCATTGTATTATACTAGTACAGATGATCGTACGATTATCTTTGACTCTTATGACTCAGACGTAGATAGCACGCTACAAAAGGTAAAGACTCTTTGTTATGGTGGTATTCTTCCTACATTTGAGTTGAGTAATACGTACATTCCTGACCTTGATGCAAGGCAGTTTCAGCTACTTCTTCAAGATGCTAAAGCTCAATCTTTCATTGAACTCAAACAGGTTCCTAATCCTACTGCCGAACGTAAGGCTCGTAAGAATGAAATTCTTGCACAGCGAACTAAAGATGCAGTAGATACCCGTACAGCACTAGAAAAAATTAGACGTTATGGAAGGTAATATGACTTATAAGATTGAAACAGTAAGTGAAACTAAACGAGTCATTAACATTAATGACAAAAGGATCGAGCTTAATCGAATTGATCCTCATGGTTACTGGTACTTTAAATGGGATGCAGGTGATCCGCCTGTAAAGCTACAAGGTGCTTTTACCAATGTTGGACAGGCAACTGAATTCCTTGTGAATTACTTTGCAAGTTTGAAGACTAGAAAGGCAGCGTAAATGGTTCGTTCAGCCACAGTATCAATTGAAAATAACTTCTCGAAGGGACTAATCACTGAAGCTACTGCGATGAACTACCCGGAGAATTCTGTGGTTGAGACGGATAACTGCGTCTATTCTAAAGAAGGTAGGGTGTATCGTCGATATGGCATCGATTACGAAAGTAACTATTCTGTAATTAACTGGAGTACTATCGGTGTTTGTTCTGGTGCCCCTATTCCTTCTGATTTGTATATTGGTCTTGTCGTTAAAGAGTACGAATGGACTACAGTTGGATCGAATGGCCAAATCTCTTTTGTCGTAGTTCAACTTGGTAATAAGCTTGTCTTTTTCAGTGAAGGTTCTTCAAATGAATTCTCTGCTAATCGAAAGTCATTTTCAGTTGATCTATTAACGTATCAAGTTTCTGTTGCAGGTGGTGACTATGGTCAAGTGGCAGGCGCTCAAGAATGCTCTTTCTCTAGTGGTCTTGGCTACCTCTTTGTTGCTCATCCTCTATGTAACCCTTTCTATGTAAGTTATAATCCAACTACTGATACAATCAGTTCTGGTGCAATTACGATTACAGTTCGAGATTTTGAACGTGTTGATGATTCACTCGCTATTGATAACCGGCCCTCTACACTCTCTGATCTGCATAAGTACAATCTTTACAATCAGGGCTGGTATGTTACTGCTAAGAATGCAACCCCTGCTACAGCTAATGTCTTAACGTATTGGGATGGTGCACGTACTGATTTTCCAAGTAATGCTGATATCTGGTACTTGTTTAAGAACAGTTCTAGCCTGATTGATAGCTCTCTGTTTGACACTAAGTTTCTAGGCAATACGCCGGCTCCTAACGGCCATTATACGTATACGGCATGGAGTATCAACCGAGACGCTGTAATGGGCACTACGGGCCTTCCTAGCGTCACTACGAACCAACGTCCTAGTCAGGTTATCTTCTTTGCTGGACGTGTTTGGTATGCTGGTGTAAACGACAACAACTATGCTTCTAAGATTTACTTTACTAATATCATCAGTGGTGTCACTGACTTCGGTCGATGCTACCAGTTAGCTGATCCAACTTCTGAGACAAATAACGATTTACTACCAAATGATGGTGGTGTTATTAACATCCCTGAAATTGCAACGATTGTTAGTTGGATTACTATTGGTAGTTCACTAGTTATCTTTGCTTCTAATGGTATCTGGAAGATTGATGGTCCGAATGGTATCTTTGCGGCAGATAACTTTGAGATTAGGAAGATTTCTAATACGTCTATCGTTTCACCTAATTCGGTAGTTCTTGCAGAAGGTATTCCTTTTTGGTGGGATCGTGCTGGTATCTATACCATGACTTTTGATCCTCAGACTGGCCGTGAAGTTGTAAATAACATTTCAGAACAGACAATCCAAACTATTCTTAATGCTCTACCAACTTCTTCGTTGCCTTTTGTAAAAGGTACGTATAATAATATCAGTAAAACTATTAACTGGATTTACAAGAGTGTTTCAGCTACAGGTAAATTGGATTCATACTTTTACGATAAAGTACTAGTCTTTAATCTGGCAACTGCTTCATTTTCACCACTTACAGTTAATTCTGCAACTCCAGATAATACTAACAGACCATCTATTAGTGGGGTTGTCTTTTCTCAAAATGCTCACAATGATCCTCTAGGAAATACTCCACAAGCTGGTCTTGCCAAGTTTTTAACCGTTGGTTTTATTGGACCGGGTAATGAAATGGCTTTTACTGTTAGTCAGTTTAACTCTAGTAGGTACATGGATTGGTATTCATTTGATAATGTTGGTGTTGATTTTAGTTCTTACTTTATAACAGGTTATCGTATCCGTGGTGATTTACTCCGTAAGTTCCAGTCTAACTACTTAGTTGTTATTACTCAGAAAGAAGACTCTGCTTCTTGTTTCTTCCAAGGTGTTTGGGATTATAGTAATACAACTTCTAATGGTAGGTTTACGACTACTCAGCAAACTTACAGAGACGATACAACCTATGACTATTCTCGTAGTAAACTAAAGGTACGAGGTAATGGTTATTCACTACAGTTTAAATTCTTCTCAGAAACAGGTAAGCCTTTTACTTTGATTGGTTGGACTACTTCTGATACCGGAAATAACGTACCGTAAGGAGGTACTATGCCAATTGCTTTACTACTTGGTGGTGTTTCTCTTATTGCTAACTTGGCTGGTACTTTTATGCAGGCTAGTGCTGCAAAGACGCAAGCCCAAGAAAGTGCTAAGACGGAAGAGTTACGAAAAACTCAAATGAATCTAGAAACTGCCAGACAGAAAACGACTGCCGTTCGTACTATGTTAGCGGCTCGTGCACAGGCACAGGTTAATGCTGTTGCTGGTGGTGTTGACTCAGGTTCAAGTGGTGTTCAGGGTGGTCAGAGCCAGATCGTTGGTCAGACTGCATCTAACATTCAAGGCATTAATCAGGCCAATAGTATTGGTTCTCAGATTTTTGATGCTAATAAAAAGATTGCTGAAGCTGGTGCCCTAGCTGCTTTTGGTTCGGGACTCTCTAGTCTTGGTAATGCAATCGGTGGAATTAAGGTTGGATAATGGAACAAATCTCACTTCAGAATGATCATCAGGATGGTGTTCTTAGTCTTCGACAGGCCAAAGCTCCTTCGTACGATAATACTCATGTTGAAGACCTGAGTAATAAATACGATGCTGCCCTTGGTTCTAGTTCACCGGGATTGAATAGTCTTAAAGCTATGCTGTCTACTGGAGGTCAGGATCGTCTTGCACAGATTGTACAGACGCAAAATGATCTTGCATTAGAGAATGCTCGCGGGACTATTACGCAATCACTGGTAGACAATATGGGTTCTCAGGTAACTCCTGAGTTAATCCAGACTGTCCAGAATCTTGGTGCTACTGAGCTAACATCTCCAGATGTTGGTTCTATTATTGAAGATAAGTATGCCAAGGTGATGGTTAACCTGAATGCTGATAAGATCAATAAAAACAATGGTGCCTATGATAATGCTATTGTTTCTGATCCTACTCTTACTAGTCAGGCTCTTGATCGTGTTGAGTGGGCTACTTCCAGAAGTATTATTGCGCATAATAACCTTGCCGATATTCAGAAACAGTATGACTCTCAGAACCTATTGATGAAGGGTCAGGCATTCCTTCAGACACTCATTCCATTCCGTAGTTGGTACGCTATGAATAGTGCCCTTGATAAGGATATGCCTGACTACCTTAAGACTCTTGGTGGTATTGTTCCGGGTAAGAGTCTTCGTGATCAGTTGTCCTACATGAATACCCTTCCTCCGGCTGAGTACAAGCGTGTACTTACTGGTGTAATGGATCGTATGAAGGCACAAGGTGACTACAACGATGCTATCCAGTTTGCACAGTTTGCATTGCAGTACGGTCAGACAGACGAAACTTGGCAGCAAATCTTTGCAGGACTTGATGTTGCAAGTGTTATTCCTGTAGGTACTCTAGCTAAAGCCCTAAAGGGCACGACTGCTGCCGCTGTCCTTCCTATTAAGGATGGAGAAGCAATCACCCGTGCCATTGGACTAATGGATGAGTCTAGTCACGTTGCTCTGCTTCGTGGTATGGAACATGGTACTCTTCCCAGTACAGACATTATACGTCCGACAGATATCGAAAGGTCTCTACCGGGTACGATGCGTCCTACTAAGTACTTTACTGGTGTTGATTCCTTTACTCCTGCTGAGGGGCTAAGTCGTCTTGAGACAGCAGCCATTATGCGAGTCAATGCTGCTCGTATGATCTTTACTACTGTCAACAAGATTGATCGTCTTACTCCAAGTGAAATGGAGAAAGGTTACGAATTAACCCAAGCTACCATGCGCAGGCATTTCGTCAACCAAGAAGATCATATTGTTCGGTTTGAGAATGTTGCTCCCGAAAACATTAGTAACGTTAGTACTGTTAACATGATTTTGGGTCGTAAAGACGGTGCCGGATTCAAGAGTGAGTTGGCCGCTCGTGGTTGGGCTGGTAAACAAGTTAGGCTCAGGACTAACGACTACAGTGTCTTTCAGGGGGAAGGCGACGCTTGGTTCGTTAAGGTTACACGTAACGTTGATGAAGCTCATAGTAATATTATCCGTGATTTTAAGGTTGAAACTGATAGTAAGCAGGCAGATACTTTCTGGACTAGGTTTAAAACTTTGTCCACAATCTTTGGTAATGATACCAAACTTGGTCGGGCACAACAGATTAAACGTAGTGCTGTAGTTCAGGCAGATGAAAGGCAGCGAGCTTTGCTGCAAGAGTTTGCTAAGCCAATGTCTAATCTCGCAGTTAGTGATAAAAAAGGGTTTAAAGAACTCGAAGATTTTATTCGTACTGCTCGTACACACGTTGATCCAGAACATGGTCGTGGTGTAACGTACAATACTCAACGTGAGTTTGAAGATGCATTCCAAGCTCAGTACGGTAAGTTACCTACTGAAGCTCAGAGTGATGCTTATCATGCATTTAAACAGTACCACGATATGGATGCTGTTATGCGTGCATACGATGTCTACCGTCAGAAAGCTGCTCTTGGTATTGAGAAGTTTACAATGGAACGTCGTAGTGCTGAGTCAGTAGACAAAGAGACTGGTAAGATCATTGATTCCAAGTATATTGGCGACCTGTCATTCGAGGGTAAAGTTGTACCAGAGCTACCGCGTGGTGCCCCCTTTAGGGCTGCGGTTCTTGATGAGGAAGGTATTCTTCAAAAGGGGAACCGCTTCAATGGACGACAGAAACAAGAACGATGGGATGCTTTGCAAGAATATATTGACAAAGGTTATTCAATCGTTCAGCCTTATGACGGCTTTATAAAGATTGATGATGGTACATTTGACTTTATCCTTGTTAAGAACTTCCAGCGTGATCGTCCGGATTTGAATATCGTCAATGCACAGAACCGTATGATCCAGCGTTACTCACACTGGGTTAAGCAACCTGTAGTTGAGAACCGTGATGGCTATATGCGATACATGTTTGATCGTACTATTGCAAATGGTCGAGACAGTGTTGATGCCGAAGAGATTGCAAAGACAATGAATGAGATTCGACTGGCAGAGAAAAACTCTGTTGGCTCTGGTCGTGCACTCTTTGAGAGTAAGTTCCCAATGTGGTCTTACGAAGACTTTGCTAAAGGTATTGCAGATAAGACAATCGATCTTAATACACCCTTTGTTACGACTAAAGCTGGCTCTCGAACGGTTGATGAACACAATCTTCCGGAAATTCTGAAAGCTGAACATACATTTGGTCACTTTGACAATGGTGATAAATTCAGGTTGTCTAATGCAGTTAACAGTCGTTTTCTTGGTGAGAACCCTACACTACACTCAACATTAGCAAGTGAGAATGGAACCTTCTTTGAACTTGGTACTGATAGTTTCTTCAGTCCTTTTGAATCAATGAAGATTTCTATGAATGACTTATCTAATGTCAACATTATGAATGACTACAAGATTGGTAGTGCCCGAGACTTTGTTACTCAGTTTGGTAACATTCTTGATGCACAGCTTGGTGAATTTACTACTAATCCACTCAAGTTTATTCTTGAACCTCACTATCTGCGTAATGCTGATCCCGGTATTGTCTCTAGTGCTGAAGCTGTACGTAAGTCTATTCTTAGTCTCTGGAACCACACTACTGTTGTAGATCGTGTTGTCAGTGGGTACAAAGAAGGTCTTATTCGTGGTCTTCGATTAAAGATGGGTGATGGTGTTGCAGACTTTGTAGACGACAAGGTTCTACCAATTATTACTAATGCTGATCGTTATCTTCGTGGTTTTGCTTTCCACACTAAGATCGGTATGTTCAATCCTAAGCAGATATTCCTTCAGGCGTCTAGTGCAGTTAACATCATTTCGATTAGTCCTAAGTACGGTGTAAAAGCTGCTATGATGGCTAGCCCAATGAAAGCTGGACTGTATGCTCGGGATGATCTACTCAAGTCTCTTGGCGCTAAGTTTGCTGGTATTACTGGCATGAAGCCTGATGACTATGTAGAAATGATGCAGGCATTTAAGCGTTCTGGTTTTGATCTTGTTGGTCATGACTATGCTTACATGGATGACCTTAAGCCACCGGGTTGGACAACCAATCCTTTGTCTAAGGTTGGACAGAAGATTCTTGATCTTGGTAAGGTTCCATTTGATGCTGGTGAACGCTGGGCTCGTAGCATGGCTTTCTCGGCTGCCTATATGGAACGTAAAGCTGCCCTTGGTGGTAAACCTCTTACTCGTGCTGATGAACAGTGGATTCTGTGGCGTTCTAAGGTTCTTACAGGCTCGATGACGCGAGAGAGTACCTCCACCATCCAGAAGGGTTGGACAGGCGTTGCTACCCAGTTCTTTGGCTACCAGATGCGCCTTATGGAGCAGATGCTTGGCCTTGATGGAAAGCTCACTAAGTTTGAACGTGCTAAGTTGTTTACTGGCATGTCTATGATGTACGGTGTTCCAGTTGCTACTTCAATGACGATTGGCGTCTTGCCAATTCGTAACATGTTAAAAGATTGGATGGCAGAGCACAATGTTCAAGATAGTGGTACGGCATTTGAACCGTTTATTGATGGCCTCGCTTCTACTATGCTTAAGACTTTCGCTGGTCTTGATCTTAATATCTCTGAACGTTATGGTCCAAATGGTATCAATACTTTCTACGATTTGTGGAAGGGTGATGCCACTATGACTGATCTGTTTGCTGGTGCTTCTGGTGGTTTGCTTTGGGATACTGCGGTAACGTATGATCCTATTGCCAAATGGCTTGGAGCCTCTATGCAGGCAGGAGACATGACTAGTTATCAGATACAGGCTCAGGATTGGATGGCTGTCCTTCAACAAGTTTCAACTGTTAACAATGCAGTAAAGCTTTGGAATGGCGTCAACCTTGGTATCTGGATTACTCGTAATCAGAATATCTTGACTGATGTCAAACCAGTTGAGGCTTGGGTTAGTGCCATGCTTGGCCTTGATCCAGAACGTGTTACTGAGACATTCTCAAACTTGAATGCAATCCAAGGTATTAATGATCATAAGAAGTCAGTAATGAAAGACATGATTGTTGATTATCGAAAGGGTATTGCGGCTGTTCGTGCAGGTGATGCTGGATTAGCTTCAGCAATGTTTAATCGAGTTAAAGTACTTGGTCATATTAATGGACTTACTCTAAAAGAATTTACTCAAGTCTATAATAGGGCAACTAATGAAACGCCACTAGATGAAGTTACTTTACGAAACTATGGTAAGATTTTTGGAGAAACCTTTTAATGGCTGACTTTACTCTTAATCCATCTGTTGGCGGAGTTCCGTCAGCTAACATGCCTGATCAGACTAATGCCTCTCGTGGGGCTATTCCTGACAAGTCCTTCGGTATAATTGCCGAGGGGCTTGGTCAGGCTGCTCAGACAGCAGCGGGGATGTACAATGATTACAACCATTACCAGATTGATCAGGCCGTTCGCACTGGCTTTGATTCTGCTAATAAACCCTACTTTGATACACTACCGGGAGAGCTTAGCGGTAGTGTAACTGCAATGCAGCAACTACAGAGTGCTTATGATCAAGGTAAGATCAGTGACACTTACTATACTGGTCAGCTTGCATCTATGAGTAAAAAGCTCAGGGCTCAGTACCCCTTGTATGAAAACTATGTCGATCAGACAATTCAGAACATTACTGGTATTCGTCCAGCTAATGCTTATAAGAATGCTGTCGATGCAGAGTTCGCTAAGCAGGATGCCGAAAAGAAAGCTAAGACTCAAAGTGAAGATACTTGGGTAAACCAGCACGGAGATAGTCTTGCTCGTGTTGCTCCGGGTTTCTTTCAGGATCGTAGCAAATACAATCTTGATGAAGTCAAGGCTAAGGTCTATGAATATGAGGCTCAGTATACTGACCTTCAGCGAGAGACTATGGCTAACTCGGTTCTTGATAGTGCAAATAAACTTACTGTACAAAATGCACAAGAGAGCGCAACTCGTGCATTAAACTTCACTGTTCAGACGGCAGTTGCAGGTATCTCTAATTCTACGATTGGCTTTAATGTTCCTGATCTTCTTAAGAACATTCAAAAGTACGCTACTGAAGGTGGTAGTCCTCAGGAAGCTCAGATGATGCTTTCTCAACTTGGTATTCTTAGGACAAGTGTTCTTGGTCAAATTACTCAACAGATTAATAAGAGTTTGGCTGATGATCCAAATAGTCGTTCATATGCTGCAATTATTGGACCGGATGGTACAAAGAAACTTATTGATCAGGCAATGATCCCGATTGATAATATGATCCAGTTTGCCACAGATAAGAATTGGGGTTTGATGACTTACTATTCAAATCTTAATTCTTTGACACAAGATAAGAATTTGAATACTGTTCTTAATGTTCCTGAGATTGGTCTTGCCAATGCTCTTGGTAAAGTTAGCCCTGACCTTGCTACTCAGTTTATTAATCAGAGTGGTTTGCAGGAAGGTAAATTTGCACAGCTTGTTCCTGAAATGGTTTCACAGGTTGTGACGAATGCTAGTGATACTCTTACTGGTCAGGTTGATCGAATGGCTAATGCCCGTGTCGATGCAGCCACTAAAGCTGGTGGTATCAATGCTCTTATCGATTCGTACAAAGCTGCTATCGTTAGTGGTAAGGCAACTCCTGAAGAATTCAAGAATGCTATTATTGCTTCCTATGGTGTAGATAAATCTGGTAAGTCTATCTTCAGTTATGTCAAGGAAGATGAGCGTCTCCAGTTGTGGAAGACTATGTACGCTCCGGACATCACCAAAGCCATTGTGAAGAGTGGTGATAAGGAGCTTATGGGTCTTTATACTACCAGTGCACTTGAGGCTGGCAATAGTCTTCCTGAGCTTTCTAAAGCCGCCGCAGCCATACAGAATGTACAGGATTGGGCCAAAGCTTCTACGATTAAGTGGTCGCCAGAGTATAATACACTTTTGGTAGTGACTGATCCTAATAAGTTTGATGGTCCTTCTACTCCGACTATGTTGCCTAGTACAAGAGTTGGTCGGATTGCTCAGCAAAAACAAGCTAAGTATGCAACTGATGCTATTGATAGTATCAACACTATCTTTGCTCAGATTGGTCCCATCCTTGATGCCGAAGGTGTCAGTGTTGAAGACAAGTCTAAGATCATGAAACAGTTTGTTGATAACCTCAACATTGATCTGTCAAGTGGTAAGAAGGATACGTTCTTCGATTGGCTTGGTAAAGGTATGGAGACTATCGCAACTAACGTTGGTAATGAACTTGGTAA